ACAGCCCCTCACTAAAGTCTGTGCGCGTCACGCGCATCACGTCGCCGACACGGAGTTTGTGTCCGACGATCGTAACCTCTAATCCGTCCGGTATGCGCCAACCTGTGAAGTCAGCTTCGCGCGTAGAACCGGTGTTGTCTTGCGGCGACCAATACTTGTCAACTGTTTTGTCATTGGCCGCAGTAGACGAGAACGCGCCCGTGCCAGTAGCTGAACCCAGCTTGACAGTATCCTCGTCAAGGACCTCCAATACTTTTATAGCATCGCCGGCTTGCAGGTCAAAGGTTATATCACCAGTGTCATCAAGCCCCGCGCTCCACAGTGCGGTCTCGCCGCCACCGCCGGGGTACACTGTGTAGTTCACGAACACAATCTCGAACCGGTTCGTTAGCATGGTGTTCGGGCTGGTGCGCCGCTCATCAGACGGTACTGTCTCAGGCAAGGCTTGCCCTACTACCGTGGGTGGAATAACAGGCGCCGGTATCCCCAGCCTACGAAAGCCGCCAGGATAAGGGCCGTTGCCCGTCTCTGCGATGCCGATAAACGTCATCTTTGGGTAGGTGTCGCCCGTGTAATACGTGCGCTCAAGATCGTCGCCCTTAATCGTTCCGCGCGCGACGCTTACATCGAAGTTGAATTCAAACCATATTGGATCGCCATCGTTGTCAAAGCGGTGGATAGTGTTGACAAAGGTCGGCTTGAACGTAAGCTCGCCGATATCTTTGTCGACCCACGGTTTCAGGTCGCCGGAACCTAGCTTTGTGTCGGACGCAGTTTGCGCCTCGCCCTCTCCTAGCTTGAGAGCAGAACGACGTGGGCGTATTCCCCTAAACTCATCAACCTTAAATCCCGCCATACGCCATTTCCCGGTTGGGTTGACCGAAATCAGCATCGCCACGAGACTTGGCTCTTCGGATACCGTCTTCGAACAGGGCGGCGTATGCGCCGGCCGCTCTCAGGTCCGTCCAGTCTTTGCCGGGAATCTTCATAAGCCGCGCAAGCGCGCCGACTTTAATGTATTCCTCGAACTCGTAGTACAAGAAGTCCGGCACAGACGTAGCAGTGTCGTCAGGAGTGACCACCAGCCGCATCTGTAGTGATGCAAGCACGTCGGCCGCGGCTATGGGTATGATGCGCGCACCGATTTCCTCGTCATGTGTCCACGCTTTTGGCTTGGTGCCGACCTCCACTTCCCAATTTGGGATCGTCATGTCCAGCTGCTGTCGCGTATTGAACGGTACGATTTCCATGCTGGTGCCATCTGTGGTGTATTTCAGCGTATCAACTCGTACGATCCTCACAGCGTCCGGAAGGTCGATAACCGTCGGGAACGGCAGGGCCTCAGTCCAGTCTGCCAGCGGGCTGCCAGTGGTAATCTTGTACGATTGAGACCGCTTGAAGAAGTCTTGGGTCGCCTTGAGCACACCCTCGCTCAGCACAGGTTCGGGGCAACCCGGCAACTCAATGCGGAGAAAGCGGTGGAGCGTTGTCAGGTCGGCCATTTAGTCACCTTCGGGTGGCGGAGAAGTTTCGGGGCTGATAGATTCATCAGCTTGACGCTTCAGGCCGAGGGCTGCAATAAAACTGCCGTATAATTCCTTTCGGTATGCATCAGGCATTGTGTGCCTGGCTTCTTTGGTGAGAGCCCTGTAAACCACATAGGTAACATAGGCTTCGTGATATTCGTTGCCGATGGGCAGGGTCTCGCCCAGCTCCTCTAATTCGACCGGATTCGCCGAATACACCAGGCCGAACATCTTGTTGATCGCGGCTGGCGCCGGGTACAGATAGAAGGTTTTCGGCTCTCGGTGGTCGTGACAGAAATGCTCGAAGTAGTTGGCTCCGTCGGCCTTAAGGGTCACGTACTCCCAATCCGGCTCATATGTGTCCAGAGAGTCCTTCTCAGCATATCTGACCACGCCTTCTCGCGTGGTGCCATTATCATCGTAGTTGGTAGAGATTTTGACGAATTTGATTCCCCCCGCCGGGAGCGCTTGACGAGCGACCAGGTCGGCGCCAGTGTCTCCAACAACTTCGATGATGTTAGCATCCGGAAGCAATCCAACAATAGCGCGGCCAGCAGCATTCACGTAGTCGAGCAGTTCGGTCTCAGACCAACGGTAGTTGGCCTGGTCCGTATCGTGAATGGTACGCCGAACCTCTTCCGCTATGTCGGCTCCGGTAGACATTAGTCAGCCAAGTCCATGTTCTCCTGTAGCGCCTCGAATACAAACTGTATCTCCGTCCCGGTAGGACGTGGGCACTCAGGGGGTAACTCGGCGATGACAACAGCCACCTTCGGGGTAAAATCTTTCTTGAGGTCGTCAGGATCGTTCCTGGCGATGATTTTCATGAGCGCTTGCTCAAGCATAGTTCGAGCACCCTCGTCAGTGACTTCGGGCTCTACAGGCGCTGGTACTTCTTTTGCTACGGTTTCAACTCGCTCAATCACTTCTAAGCCGGCCTCCATGGCCTCTTCGTATAGCGAGTCAGGGACGGTTAGCACTTGGCCCCGTGTTACCGGGATGCAATCGCCTTTTAGGTTTACGAGACGAAAGTCTCTGTGGGATTTCATTACCGTTGGCATTGGTAATCTCCTTCTTGTTGGCTAAAAAACCCCCCGGCGAACCGGGGGGGTAGGCAGGGACCTACAGGTAGCAGTCGGTTATCCCTGGTTCTCGTTGCGACGTTCGGCGACGTAGTACTCAACGACCAGTCGACCAGCACCGGTTGTAGCGTCGGCGCTAGCGCCAACATACTCGATGGTGATTTCAGGATCGTCGGCAGTAGTCACGTAGCCGGTAGGCGTAACGTCGGCGATAACTCCCAAACCTGTTACATCTACCGGTGAGGCAGTGTAGCGGTCGGGATCGTCGGCGTCGCCTATGTCGAACGTATCAGCTGAACCGTCATTGAAAACTGTATCAATGATCAGGTCGATACCCAGTATGACAGAGTTCTGCGGCAATTCAAGCACCGGAGTAACATCAGTCGTAGGGAGATCAGCCAATTCGAACTCAACGATTGCCAGGAGAGGGTATTGACGGCCGTCAGGATGAATAGACATTAGTCAGCTCCTCCTTGCGCGACATTGATGACCAGGAGACCGAAGTCTTCAGTGGTGCCATCAATGTTGCTGTGGAACTGCGGCTTGAGGAATCCGAACAACTTCGAAATACTGATACCCTGTTGGTTATCATAATCGAAGCCTTTCTCGATCCACTCAGGAGCGCCGATATCAGCCATGCCGAGAGCTTGCGCGCCGCAGAACAGAACCTTACAGCCTGTTACATTGGTCGAAGCACCCCAGCGGCTTGAATCAGCAACCGCAGAGTTATTCCAAACGTGGCGATACTCGTGGATCATCAGACCATCAACCATTACGGTATCAGTTCCTTTGAACAACTCGTTGTTGCCACCGCGAACGCCAGCATTTCTCATGTTGGCGAGGTAGTCAGCGTCTTGACGAAGCTGGGCCATTGCTGTCGGCGTCAGGAATACGTGGTAGAACTCCTGGCCTCCTGGACCCTTGATGCCGCGGATATACTTCTCTTTGGCAAGTGCTTTCGCTTCGACCAACATCGACCATGACGGCTTGTCATCTGCTACGGAGACCGTACCAGTGTCGGCTGTCACCAGCTGGTTGACGCCAGAGGCACCGTCCCAGTTGAAGTAGCGGTTGGTTGAAGGCACTGTCACGTCAGAAGCGTACTCAAGATTTGCGAACGCGTTCGTAGAACGAGCAACGCCTCGGTTAGTCTCGGAGTAAGCAACGCCGGACAGCGTCAAGAAGGCAAGCTGATCCATTCGGTCAGCGAGCCAGTATGCGAGCACGTCTCTCGACTGCTCACGGAAGTTAACGACACTCTTTTGGTCTGCGAGGCGACCCTTGTGTCGGTTAGCCTGTCGGAGTTGGTCAAGCTGAATGACTTGGTCATACGACTTGATCTCTTCTTCGTTGCCTTCCAACTGGTTATCACCTGGTACGCCGTCTTCTTCAAGATCAGCGATCAGGGTGATTACCGCGCGGGTTCCCTTCTCAGACTTCGTGAGTTCCGTAATGCGTTGGATCATTGAGTTCGGACCCTTGCCCGTGAACTTGGAGACGAACGAGAAGTTTCTCGCAGCCTTCCATACTTCACGTGCCCAGACGGTCTTTTGCTCGTCGGTCAACGCATTAAAATTTGTAACGGCCATAGTGACCTCCAAATAACGAAAGAAAAAACGAAACTGATGTTTGTCTTGTTTACCGGCGACGAGCCGTGTCAGTCACGCTTTTGGAGGAAGCGACCCTTGTCGTAGAATTTAACGTCCTGACAAACGGACGAGTCGTGATTTGAACACATTAAAACGGGGGCTGCAATAGCAACCCCTTTGTTTATGCTTTGCCGTGGACCGCGAGCGAGAACGTGAACTCAGGAACTGTACCGCCAAAGGTGTACACTGCGCGTATCAACCCACCAAATGGGGCGGTCAGGTCCTCATTTACAAGGATGCGCTCGTTGATAACGCCTGTTGCCTGCGTGAAAGCAGCGAATTCGAAAAACTCATTCGTCGCCTCGTTCCACTCTTCAAGCGTCACATCGAGCGTCTCGGCCGTGCCGTCGCTAAAGGTGACGTCCAAGATACCTATAAGGATGTTGGGATCGAATAGGAAAACCTTCGATGCAAAATCTTCACCTGGGGTTACAAGTGTCGACGGGAAAACTATAACGCTTTGGCTTCTCATAGGGTCAATTCTAAAGGTGATGGATCAGGGGCTGCAAGTTACATCGTGTCGCCGCGCATCCTCTCCAATGTGCCTTCTGGAAGCGCATCCATCTCTTCGTCGGACATGTCGTTGATGTCCGGCGCTACGGCTCCGACTTCCTTACTGCCCTTGCCTTCACCGGCCACCGCCTGGTGAGATTGCTTCTCGGCTTCGATCTTGTCTTTAATCTTGCTGACCTTCACCTTTTTCTTCTCAGGCTTCTCGTCGCCCTTGTCATCGGCTTCCACATCGTTGTACCGTTCTTCCAGGTCGTACAACTCGATCACGTCGGCCAGAGACGCTACGAAAGCGTCAGCTGACGACATACCATCAAGCTCGTACCCGCGGTAGAACGTCATCACCTTGCCGGCCATAACCGGATCAAAGTCGTCGTGCTTCTTGGAGAACACCGGGAACATCTCTTCGGCTTGCACAGCGAGGCTGGATAGCTCGCGCTGCCGATCGTTCTCGGCAATGCTGCTGGAAGTGGTCTCAGAGTTTTCCAGCTGGAAGTCCGCCTTTTCAGCCGCGCGTATCTCTCTGCGCAGTGCTTTGGCGTCGTCAGTCTTGCCATCGAGTACCATCTCAATGTACTTGCCTTCCGCTTCGTCGAAGTCATAGACTTCCTCTTCCGCTTCGTCGGCAGCCTTGTCTTGGTTTTCGATGTCTGAAAGTCGCCTCTCAGCGGCCTTCATGCGTTCGTTTACTTCATTGAAGCGGTGCCTTGGGATGCCCTTATCACCGGTCTCATCATCACCCTCGGGCTCGACATCGTCCTCTGCAGATTCAGAATCTTCGCTATCGTCTTCTTTGTCATCGTCCGAAACAGTATCGTCCGAATCGCTTTCGTCAGTGGAATCATCCTCACCTGACTCTGCATCCAGTTCTGTTTCATCTGCATCTCCCTTTGCATCTCCTTCCCCGTCATCCTCGTCGGCCTCGTCCTTCTCGCCTGTCGGCTCTTTTTCGGATTCATCGAGTGCCACGTCGTCGTCGTCTTTGGCTTTTGCGGGTTCTGCATTGGGATCGTCTCCACGGTCGAGACCAGAAAGGTCTTCTTCGTCTATCTCGGCAATCTCGCCGCCAAGATGCGCCAGGCGCTCGTTCAATAACTCGTCGGTCACTTCAACGGCCTCAGGAAGGTCGTCTTCGCTCATACTATTCTTAGCCATGATATTACTCCAGTTTAACGTCTCTTACGGACGGATTCTCACTCTTTTTTAGCGGGAGAGCGTTTCCCTTTCAAGGCAATAAGCGCCTTATCCAAATCGGTCTGTCGCTGCAGAGCGCTTTGGGTTCGTTTGGTCATGCTGTCGATCGAAGCGGTATCCTTAATGACCGCTCCTTTCTCTCGTGCAATCTGCAATCGTACCATGAGGTCTTCACGGTTTGTCTGCTGTTCGCGCTGGCCAGACTCTTCGGCCAGGCGAGCTTCAACACCCAGCTTAAGCTGATCCATTTGGGGCTGTTGTACAGTCGCTTGCGCTTTGGCCATGAGTTCCTGCGCGTGGGCCGATCGTTCCTGTGCCTGCGCCTCTGTCTCCATGACTTCGGCCGTAAGCAGCCGCATTTGCAACTCGTCGATCTGAGCCTGCTTTTGAAGCTCCTCTTCGGTCGGAGCGGCCAGTCCTTGAATCTGTTTGACCGTCTCGGCAACTTCGGCCTTATCTGGAAGTTGCGATGCTTCAATGAGCACGTGGTCTGGAATTTGGACCCCGGCTTCGCGCATAGAGATTAACTGGTCGAAAAGCGCCTCTTCGTAAGTGTCTCGGCGCGGAACTGAAGAAATAACGATGGAATATTCACCGAGCGTCAAGTCATTAAGAATTTCGTCTACTTCGCCAAACTCGTTTTCCAAACCTTCGTTTATCGCGACTTCGGACTGAATTGAGTCGCCGTCTTCGTTTTTCTCGAAGACTTGGATCAAACGAGTCTCTGTGTAGTAGCGTTGCACGATGTGAAGAAT